CGTCGCCGTGATTGTGCCTGTGATCGGTTGCCACAAGATCCGCGCATGGTTTAGCGGCTGATTTGACCCGACCGTGTAGCCTGCCGTTGATAGCGTCATGCCAGCACCCCGCGAATTTGGCCGCCGTTGCGTTGCGTTGCGTTTAGTTGCTCGATCATTTGCCGCGCAAAGCTTTCCCCGAACCCCATAGGATCGTTTTGCAAGGTAAAGGCGAATGTGGTCGCCGGGGCTTGCGCAGATGCCGCCGCAGGGGCCGCTCCGCCGCCGCCACCAATGCTGCCACCGCTACCGCCGCCCGATGAATTGACGCTTTTAATTGAGGCAATAAGGCCAGCCGTTTTAATCATTGACGCACCGGCAAAAGCTGCCGCAACAGGTGGCCCGCCGATTTTCATGCCCTTTGCCCAAGCGTCAGTTGCGGCCTCATATCCGCTCACAAGAGCGTTAGCCAATGACGCGGCCTGCCCGATTTTGAATAGCTTTTTGTTGCCGGAACTCGCCAGTGATGCGATGTCCGAAAACATGCCCTTGTATCCTTCAAGCCTATCCTTGACCGATGCGTCATTGATGCCCGCTAGCTTGTCAGCATGTTGCTGCTCAAGTGCCAGAATTGCGGCATTGTATTCCTCGCGCGTGAGCAATTCAGCTTCAAGCGCGCCTACAAGAGTTTCCTGCCCTTGCGCATACCAATCTGCGACGACTTCTGCCTCGGTCGCAAAGCCCTCCTGCAACGCCTCAAGCCGCGCGGCCATATCAGACGCAATGCCAGCGCCACCGGCAACTCCAGGCGTTGTGGTTGTCACTACAGGCGGAGCGCCTGGCAATGTAACTGCGCCATATTCCGCGCCCGTGATTGCAGATGCCGCGCTGCGGTTATCTCGCCTTGCTTGTTCAAGTGCATTTTCAGCAGCCGCTAGTTTTTCAAGTGATGCTGTGTGAGCCAAAACACGCTTGTCCATCGCATATCCAAGCATTGCAGCGCCCTCGACGTCGGTCAAATTGGCCTCATACGCCGCAGAAGAAGATAAAAGCATGGCTTTTTGTTTTGCCAATTCACCCTTTGCCGCTTCATATGCGCTTTCGGCAAGCTTGCGATTGTCATTGGCAAGCGCAATTGCCGCTTTGCCAGCTGATGGCGCTGCGGTTTGATAAAATCCATCAAGCGCGCCATTCAATGCGGACGTACCTGCCGCCGCGTCATAGGCCGCAGTTTCAGCCTCTCCGGCATTATCCCTAAAGATTAAAAAGTATGCCGCCGCTGCGCCAATTAAACCAGCCGCAATACCAATCGGTCCGCCCAGCAACATAAATGCACCTTGAAGAACAACCACTGCTGCCGATAGAATGCCTGTGGCCGTTGCCCCAGCCATTAAAGCAGTTGCTGTTGCGGTAAGTGATAGAACCATTGCAGGAATTGCAGTTGACGCAAGCCCAGCGATCAAAATTCCCAAAACGTCAAGATTTTCACCAATAAAGCCCATGACTTCGCGAAACTTGCTGCCAGTTCCAACCAACTCAAGAAAGCCGTTTGACAACGCAATAATCGCGGGCGCAACCTTCGCCGCCATGATGTTGCCAAGACCGCCGAGCGCCATTGAAATCCGCCCGAATGCGTCATTCGCCGCCTCGATCATTTCAGCGTCAAACTGCGAAACCGCAATGCCAAAATCATTCTGAAATTTGGCGGCATTAGCTGCCTTTGCGGAATAATCAGAAAGCATATTGATAGCGTCTTTGCCAGACCGCCCAAACACTTCCATCGCAAGCGCCGTTTTCTCGGCAGGGTCTTTTACCGCGTCAAGGCTTGCCGCAATCTTGGCGAATTGTTCATCCGGAGAAAGCCCTTGCAAATCCTTGATTGAAAGCCCCAGCTTTCCAAACGCATCCGTTTGAAGCTTAGTACCTTGTTGCAATTCGACAATATTCCGCTGCATCAAGCCAAGCATTGACGACAGCTTGCCGCTTTCGATCCCGGCCTCGCCAGCGACCAACGTCATCTTTTGAAATGCTGACGTTGTCAGGCCAAGAGTGCGCGCCTGTTTTGTCAAAGCGTCTACATTGGCAAGGCTTGATTTGGTCAGCGCAATTAATGCCGTGCCAGCCGCAGCAATGGCGACCGCGCCAACCTTGGCAAACCGCGCAAGGTTGGCTTGTGATTTTGATAATGCCTTATCAAGATCGTCTGTTTCTGCGCCAATTTTGACTTTGAGATCAGGCAGGGCCATTGTTCATCCAGTCCTTCAATTCGTCCAGATCATGGCGCGTTAGCTTACCAGCATAGTCACTGCCCTTGTCGCGCGGGCTTTTATGATGCCACTCGCAAAACCATTCCGGCAATGTCATCTCCCAAAACTCGCTTGGTGACAGCCCCCACTCGCGCCCTATTAAATAGAGGCTGTCCCAGTCTATTGCTTCGACTTCGCTGCCTTCGACTGCGGGGATTTGACGGCGGGGGCCTCGGGCTTTTTTTCGTTTGGCTCGACTGGCGTGATTGCCGTTGCAACAGATGTTGCGATTGCATCAATCTGGCCTTGCGTTGCCGTCATGATGTAGCCGAAAACTTCATCCTCGGTAACGACAGCGCCGCCAGCCTTTAGGAACTCCGCAGCGACAAAGGCCAGCGACGGTGCGCTAATAGGCCCAACCGCAAGCCCGTGCATCAACACGGCGATATTGACGCCCTGCCCCTCAATGCGCCGCAACAACTTATTGGATGGCGTGAACACATAGTCCACGCCTTCCCACTCGATTGTCACATTCCTAAACACGCCCATTTATGGGGCCGCCGTAAATGTGATTTCGCCGCTGGACGCGATTGAGGCCGTGAATGTGGCCGCGTCATCGTGAGGCGCGCCGATTTCAAAGCTAGAAAAGTGGAATTGCCCCGCAACAGTGCCGATACCGTCGATGTCGATTGTATAGGTGCCAATCAATGCCGTGGTAACGCCAAGCGCCGCCGACAGCAAACTATCGCCATCCAGCAAGCCCTCAACAGACATATCCACGGATCGCACGGATGCGTCGTTCAGGAACGTGCGCCAGCCGTCATCGCCCTTGTCCGTGATGTCGATTGCCTCGTTGTTGATCGTGATACTGTCCGACCGAGCGCCAGCAACAAGCGTGCCGGTGGCAACGTCGCCCTCATAAATTCGGATTTTGCGGCCTGCTAGTTTTGCCATCTGGCAATCTCCTGTTTTGAAACCTTGTTACGTTATAACATAACGCTTTCACATTGGGAAGCGTCAGCCCTATGCGTTGTCGTATTGCGCACGGAATAGCATAAGCCCGCGCCGCGTGATGCCGTCGGGGTCCATGCTAAATGACGCGCTTTCATTCCGCGTTAGGATCGATGCGCTGCCCGTGATGGTCAATTCCTGATCGTGCAACACGTCATTGACAAGCCCGGCGATTTCCTTCGCTTGCGTGTAGTTTGCTGATCGTGTCCAGATGTCCACCTGAAACGTCACGTTACCGCCGTGCGTGCTTTTAGTATCCCAAGGCGTAAACGTGTCTTTCCCGAATGTGACAAACGGAAAATATGCCGCGTTGTCGCCATCAACTTCTGGAACATCCGCGAATATCGGCGTTGTACCCCACTTAGTCGATAGCGCCACCAATATTGATACGCTGCCGGATAGCTTACTGAATACCGCGCGTTGAAATCCATCCGCATTCATTTCATAATCCTTGCCAATGCCGTTTCAAGGCGCTTGATGTATTTGGGCGCTGCTGCCTCTATCGCTGGCAACCATGCCGGGCGCGGTTCAATCTTGAGCGTGCCAAATTCCAGCATCGGCCCATACTTGACTTTGTTGCCAACCTCGGCGGATAGCTTGCCCGTGCTTTTGAAGTCAGTGCCAGATACAAGCCGCCCAGTATCTGTTGCAGGTGCCTCACCTGCCGCCGATGATCTATGCGATGGCGAAAGGTTTTGCTTTCCGTTTGCCTTAAATGCCGCGACTAGCTTATTCGGCCCGCCTTCGGTTGGCTTGCCAGCATATACCCGCATCAATCCATCTTCACCCATTATGCGCCAGTACGTCACGCCAGTCTTTGGCCCGCGCTGATACCGCTTGATAATGTCCGACCGCACGTCCATAGCCGTTTGCGTCACAACCTTGGCAATAGCCGCTTCGCCTTCTTTGCCCAACTTGCGCAGCGCCGCAATAAGCTGATCCCCGCCTTCGACTTTCATATTGACGCGGCTCACGTTGCGACCCCGCCAGCCAAGTCGATCTCAAGCCATTTCTTGCGGCGTTCAAGATCGTTGATGTAAGTGATATTGAACGCGCGCCCATCCATCACAACACGATCGGCAGGCGTTAGGCCCGCGAAATAGCGCGTTACAATGCGGTCCTTTGTTTCAGCGTTCACTCGGTCGGATGTCAGCCGCTCATAGCCTGACAGCCCCTTTGCGTGCGCCTTTGTGGCCTTTAGCGTGGCCCATGTGTCAGCGAACCCGCCAGCCCCATCAGACACCCGCGTTTTGCGTTGGAACGTAATCGCCGTGCGCAACATCCCGGCATTGTATTTGCAGCAGGTCATTATGGTTCACCTAGATCTGGTGAAATGTGAACTGAAATATATCCATTGTTTGGAAATGTTTCTTTTGTTCCGTCGCTATATGTCACTTCAAATTCGGCGTTAAAAAACCCATAGTTTAACGTGTCACCAACTTGCCATTGATACGAAACAATTCCACCAATTGCATTCAATACGTCTGCGCTTGCAGAAATAATTGAACCCATGTAAAACATGACATTTGCGTTAGTTAGATTTACAGGGCCGTCATCAGTAGACAACGCATATTCAATGGCGGGTGACGTGTCGTTTCGTTTGATGAAAAAAGTCATACTTTTGTCGCCCTATTTTGTGCGCCTGTGATGGCCGTGGCAATGTTAGCGCTTGTTCTGCTTGTGACGATATTAGCACTTTTCAACATTGTAGCAAAGCGCCTTAAACTAGCAGGCTCCGTTGATCCTATCGCCGTCTGCGCAGATGCCGATCCAGATCCAGACCCTGTGATGACCCGCAACCCAACGCCAGTTGATGTTTGATTTGCGGATGATCCAAAACCATTGCCCGCAATAACTCGATTACCAAATCCGACGGATTGTTGCGATGACGCCAATCCATTGCCGCTTCCCGCAATAATGCGAAGGCCAATTCCCGTTGCCGTTTGGGCAGATGATGTTCCGGAACCTGATCCAGTTGAAACAATAGATGCTGATCCGTTTCCAACTTGGGCAGACGAAAAACCATTACCAGACCCGACAACAATTCTGATGCCGACGCCATTGGAAGTTTGGGATACTGATATCCCAGATCCTTGACCAGCGATGATGCGGACGCCGACGCCCGTTGCCGTTTGCACCGCAGCCGTTCCGGTGCCAGACCCGCCAACAATCCGCAGTGCAATCCCCGTTGCCGTTTGGGCCGATGCAGTTCCGGTGCCAGACCCGGTAATAATGCCTGCTGATGCTTCAACCCCATCATCACCTAACGGAGCGGAGG